ATTGATGGGTTTGACGCGGAAGGGTTCGCTGAAATCGCCCGCTGCAAACTTGAACGACTTGCAATCAAAGGAACAATATGAAGCGCCATCTGCTCTTAGCATCGTTTGCCAATCAAGTATGGGCAATGGATCAAGACCATCTCGCCACGTTCGCGGGAGTTTTGCGTCGGTGGTCCGCTGGCATTCCGGCGACACCGGAGGTCATGGCCAACATCGAAGCGGCGCAAGCTACGCGCGCCGCCCGGGCTAAATCAAATGCCAATATCGGCGGCGGTATCGCAGTACTGCAGCTTTATGGCGTCATGTCGCAGCGCGCTTCGATGGTCGACGACATCAGTGGTAGCGGTGGCACATCGACGCAGGCTTTCACGCAAGCGCTGCGCGGCGCACTGGCCGATGACTCTATCGGCGGAATCATCATCGACATCGACAGCCCTGGCGGCTCGGTGTTCGGTACTGGCGAGCTGGCATCGGAGATTTTCAACGCGCGCGGTCAAAAGCCGATTTACGGCTACGTCAATTCGCTTTGCGCATCGGCCGCTTACTGGGTCGGATCGCAATGTTCGCAGCTATTCTCGACGCAGGGTGGTCAGGCCGGCAGCGTGGGAGCCTACATGCAGCACGTCGACGAATCTGCGGCGCTCGAGATGGGCGGCTACAAGGTCAGTTTCATTCAAGCCGGCGAGTACAAGACCGAAGGGAATAGCCTGGGTCCGCTGCCGGATGATGCGCGCGCATTCCTGCAAAGCCAGGTCGACGCCTATTATTCCGCCTTCACCGGCGCAATCTCAAAGGGGCGCGGCGTCGCGATCTCGCAAGTGCGCGATGGCATGGGGAAAGGGCGATGCTTGATGGCGTCCGATGCGCTCGCCGCCGGCATGCTCGACGGGATCTGCTCTTTCGATGATGTGGTAGGCAAGATGCAAAAGGCGATGAAATCCGGGAATTCCGGTGCGCGCGCCGATCTGGCGGCTCCAACAATTGAGGCCGAGCTCCCAGTTGTTCCGCAGCCGGCCGTAGAACATCGCGCAGCGATTTTCCGCCGCACGTTACAAATAACCTGATCGCAAGATCGAAAAATACAAGCCGCCGCGAGCGGCTTTTTTTACGTCTAAAAGTTTTGGGCTTCGCACAGCCCGCCCGCTTCGCATCCATTGATGTGCAGCGTAGGCCCGTAGGCCGAATGTGCAACCCAGCATCAATCCATTGGCCGCCTCGAGCGGTCTTTTACTTTTTAGGAGCAGCACATGAACAAGAAACTCCGCGAACTGCAAGCCAAAAAGGCTGCTGCCGCTCAAGCAAAATCCGAATCTCTGAAACTGGCGTCCGCCATGCTGGATAAGTCGTCCGCCGAAAGCCGCGATCTGACCGAAGCCGAGCAAGCCGACTTCGCCAAGCACAAGGCATCAGCCGATGCCAAGACTTCGGACATCGAACGCTTCCAAGCGCAAATCGATGTTGAGCAAGAACTGATCGCCGCTCAAGCGCAAGCACAGGGCGTGTTCCATGTCGCCGGTGATGGCTCGGATATGCGCGTCGAGGAAAACGTCGAGAAAGACCCGATGCGCGGCTTCATGTCTGCCGGCGACTACTTCAAATCCGTGTTCGCGGCCAGCAACGTGCGCCAAACCGGCGGTGCGATCGACAAGCGCTTGCTGATCGGCGCGGCTGCTCCATCGACGTTCGGCAATGAAGGTTCCGGCGCAGATGGCGGCTTTGCCATCCCGCCGCAATTCGCAAAGGACATTTTCACACTGTCCCTGACGGACAATGCGCTGCTCCCATATTGCGACGACACGCCGATTGACGGCAACGCAATGAGTTTCCCGAAAGACGAAACAACGCCATGGGGGACGGATGGCATCCGCGCCTATTGGCAGGGTGAGGCGGCCGCCGGGACTCCGGTGAAGCCAGCTCTCGGCTTGACTTCGCTGCGGCTGAAGAAGTTGATGGCACTCGTTCCGATCAGCGATGAACTGTTGGCCGATGCGAGCGCGTTGGGCGCCTATCTGCCGAAGAAGATCGGCGCATCCATCCAGTGGAAAACGAATGAGGCAATCCTGTTCGGCGTTGGCGGCGCACTTCCGATGGGATCGTTGAATTCTGGCGCTGCCGTGGTGGTTGCGAAGGATGCTGCGCAAGCCACGCTGACATTGAGCGCATTGAACCTGGCGAACATGATCGCACGCCTGCCGGAAGGTTCGTTCCCGAATGCCGTGTGGATCATCAATAACGATGTTCTGCCTGCGCTGTTCACGCTGACGCTCGGGAATTACCCGATCTACCTGCCATGCGGAATGGCTGGCGCCGGCGGCATCCAGGGCAGCCCATACGGCACGTTGTTGGGACGTCCGATCATCGTTTCCCAGCACGCCAAATCGTTCACTGCTGCCGGCGACGTGAATCTGGTCGATCTGTCTTACTACCAGGCGATCACCAAGGCGGGCGGCATGGAAACTGCCACGTCGATGCACCTGTATTTCGATGCCGACGCAACAGCTTTCCGTACCATCTTCCGCATGGATGGCCAGTCGAAGATTTCCAAGGCGATCACCCCAGCTAACGGCACGAACAAGCTGTCTCCGTTCGTCCAGCTCGGCGCCCGCTAATCCGGGACCTGACTCACGGCGGCCATAGTGCCGCCGAAACCTCCGAAAACTGAAAAGGAAATACGATGGACACCAATACCAAACTGAACGAGAAAATCGCCATCCTGGCGACCCTCGACCCGGCCAGCGTTGTTGCCAGTACCGTTGTTTCGACATGGGTCTCCATTGCGGACTTCCATTCGATCGCGGCACTGATTCAAACCGGGGTACTTGGCACGGCCGCAACGGTTGACGCCAAATTGCGCCAAGCGACCAGCTCGTCAGGAACGGGCGCGAAAGATGTTACCGGCAAAGCGATCACTCAAATCGTGAAAGCGACCGGGGATAACGTCCAGGCAACAATCGAACTGCGTGGTGACGATCTGGATGGCGCTAACGGGTTCGGCTATGTCGCCTTGTCGCTGACCGTCGGTGCGGCTACATCGATTGTGAGCGCGATGATCGTGGGCGCAAACCCGCGCTATGCGCCAGCATCGGCCTTCAATCAAGCTGCCGTCGCTCAAGTAGTCTAACCAACAGGGGCGTCTTCTTGGCGCCCCTATTTTTTGACAGGTCAACATGCCACTCCAAGTTGTCACGCCGCCGACTGCCGAACCGCTGCATTTGAATGAAGCGCTTCTGCACATCAAGCAGGATGCAGGCATTGATGACGCGCACATTACCGCGACCGTCATGGCTGCGCGTAAATCTGCCGAGAATCGGACGTGGCGGCAGTTGGTTGCCTGTCGCTATAAGCAAGTGCTCGACAGCTTTCCAGGCGTCGGTCTCTTCGGCGTGCAATGGGGCAAGACGTTTCAGACGCCGCGCAATGCGATTTTGCTTGAGCGCGTGCCAGTGCAGGTGGTTGAGTCCATCAAATACACCGCGATGGACGGCACGACGCAGATAGTCGACCCGACCACTTACACGGTCGATTATTCGAGTGAGCCATGCCGCATTACGCCTGTTTTCGGCCAAATTTGGCCGATTCCGCTGCCGCAAATTGGCGCGGTATGGGTGACGTTCATCGCCGGGTTTGCCGCGCCGATCACTGTGGATGCGACGGCCGATACGGTCGCGATTGGAACGTGGAAAACGCTGGCGATTGGGGATGTGGTGCGTCTCACGAACAGCGGCGGCGCATTGCCGGCACCGCTCCAGCTGGCGACGGACTATTACGTGGTTGCGGCACCTTCGCCTGGCGTTTATCAATTATCGGCAACGGCCGGCGGCGCGGCAATCGACATCACGACAGCCGGGACCGGCAATAACTTCATCGGCGAGATTCCGGCCGACATTCTTGAATGGATCAAATTGCGAATCGGATCGCTCGACGTGTTCCGCGAAGAGGTTGTGGTGATGGGACGCGGGAAAATCGAGGCACTGTCGTTTGTCGACGGATTGCTCGACAGTTATGGAACATGGTGGTGATATGGCTGTAATTACTCCAGCCGGGCCGAAACGCCACCGCATAACGATTCAATCGAGGTCAACTGCGAAGGATACCCACGGCGGTCAATCTAGCGTATGGACCGATTTTGCGGTGAACGTATGGGCCGACATCCGGCCTCTATCGAGCCGCGAATTGATGGCCGCGCAAGCGGTGCAAGCCGAGACCTCGCACCTAATCACGATTCGCTACCGGCCCGGCATCGTCGCCGCGATGCGCGCGGTCTATAACAGCCGGATATTCAATCTTTCGGCGCCGATGAATACGGACGAGCGGAATATCGAGCTGGTTATTCCTGCCGTCGAGGGGCTGAACCGTGGCTGATCCGATCGAGGTACAGCTCGTGGCGGTCTTGAATCCGCTCGTGGCAAGTCAGGTCTTTCCGCTCATCGCGGAAGACGGCACGACCGGCTCATACCTCACCTATCAAAACATCGTCAATTCTCCGGAAAACACACTATCAGATGGCATATCAATCAACAACACGCGCATGCAGATCGATTGCTGGGCGGACGATTATGCGACGGTGAAGGCGCTGGAGAAGGCCGTGGCCGACGCGCTGACCGCCGCGGCATTCACGAATATCCCGCGATCTTCCCGAGATGGCTATGAACCGCTGACAAAGAAGTTCCGCGTCATCCTCGATTACTCACTCTGGTGGAATTGACCAGATCCAGAGCCGTACACGCAAACCACTTTTAACCCGCCCGCTGATGCGGGTTTTTTTATTTAAGGAGCATCACCATGGGATCAACTGCAATTTCCGCTCAAGGCTCGACCTTCAGCATCGGCACCGGGACTGGTGCTGCCAA